TGCCCACAAATTCAGTGGAATCAACCATCGCTGAGTACCTACAAAGAGCAATTAGTATCACAATTGCCAACAGGATGTAAATCATGAAAATCACAAAATCCCAACTTAAGCAGATTATCAAGGAAGAGATAGAAATTCTTTTAGATGAAGGAATCATGGATCGTATCCGCAAAGGATTTGATAAACATGCCCGTTCGGGATTTTTTGGGACAGGACCAACAAGCAAAGAGCTAAAAGGAGCAGCCAGGGTTGGAAGGAAGCTTACACAAAGAAGCTCAACACAACAAAAAGCAAAAGAATTTGCTAACGAACTTCTTAATCGCGAATACAATAAATTAGAAAATTTATGGCGCGATGATAAGCGAGAGCTTAAAGCTTTGCGGGCTTATGTCGCAAAACAAATAGAAAGTTCTGGCCAGGATATATTGGAGACTTTCGTGACAAGCGTTATAGTTAATAGACTACAAGCCGATGAACTTGAAAGTCGTAAGACTGGCGCACCCGAACCGGAACCAGAAGGAGAAGACAAATAAAATGAAAATCACACTTGAAAGATTGCGACAAATTGTTACCGAGGAGGTTATCAAAGAAGAGATCGCGCCAGAAGATGCTCAACGCACTATTGTAGCGTTATTGCAGGGCATCCCACCAAATGTAACCGGCGATATTATGGGCGCCGTGTATGATGAAATGTATGACGCCGATGTTTCAGAACCTCAGCCCGAGCCAGAAGAAGAAAGCTTTCCCACAGAGTATCAGCCCGGCGGCGCCGAAGGCGATCGCCCCACGATGGGATTTAAAGAAGACTTAGAAAAAATCATCCAAGAAGAGTTGGAACAACTTATGAGAGAAGAGACTCCGGTTGGTTCAGATCCTAAAGAAATCACTGCCGCTTTTAAAGCTGTCCCGGACGAAGCTTCGAAACTGGCCCAGCGAGTCCGCGCCGATATAGTAAAAATGACAGCAGAATCTCCTGCTGATCCAATGTCGGTTGCCACTATGGTTGCTGGCCTCATAACAGCAGAGTATAGACAATAAAGAAAAAGGAATGAAGTAATGCAAAAGTATGTACAAGGAAAATTAGATAGATTAGTAGAGAAGGCAATTTCTCGTAAGTTTATGGTTTGGTTGACGGCTACTGGGCTGTTTGCCTTTTATGATTTGGCATCCAGCGACTGGGTTATGATCTCGGCAATTTATATTGGCGGTCAGGCTATAATCGACGGTATTGCCAGAATGAAAGGTGTGTGATGATTAGAGTTGACTGGCTTAAAGTTCTTGCATTTGTGAAGAAAAATTGGAAAGAAATAACAATTATCGTCCTTTTACTTACAGTTATTGGAAAAATGCGTTATGATTATAAACAACTGCAAAATACGTATGAAACCAGCCAGCAATCTCTTCAGAACCAAATTGATGGTTTGCAAGAAATTCACGCTGAAGAATTAGAGAAAAAAGAACAAGCATTGCAACAATATCGCGATGCCCTAGATTTATTGGAGAGAGAATATGAAAAAGAAAGAGGAAAGATTGAACTGGTGGTTGAGGAGAGAGTTGTGGAAATTGAAACAACAATCGATAACCGGAAACAATTCACCGAAAACAAAGAAGAACTCGCAGAACAAGTAGGAGATACATTCGGATTTCAGTATGTTCCTTAAAGCACTATTATTTTCTATGGCGGCTCACGCAGAACCGCCACAGTTTACTATTGTTGGACAAGACGAGCCGGCCCCTTTTGAGGGTGTTTTGTTTAATAAGCGAGGCATTGCGGAGCTACTGGTGCTTCCAATGGAATATCGTCTAGAGTGCGATCTAGAAGTAGAGTATCAGATAGATGTTCAGGCAACCGAGTTTCAGCTTGAGCGTCAAAATTTTCAAATTCGTTTAGATGCACTTACTAAAGAATATGATCTGCGCATTGAACAGAAAGATATTGAAATTGTTGCGTTGCAAAAAGCAATGTTAAAACAGGCGCCCTCTAATAAGTGGTGGTGGCTCGCCGGCGGAATAGCCGCTGGTGTTGCAACAACTTATGGCGTATATAGAGTGTTTAATGAGTGACGAACAGGCCAAGCTTGCCGCTATCGAAAAAGCCATCGCAGAGAAGTATGGCAAAGAAGCGATCCAGAACCCAAAGGGAAACTGGAACGAAGCTAAAGAGAAGAGCTATCTTCAACAATCTCAAAAATTTTATAAGAAACAATATAAAAATGAGGAGTGGCAAGAAAAAATAGATGTTAATGGGATTAAGATCTCAAAAAAACTACTTAATAGAGAATCTTTAAAATGTTGTCCTGTTTGTGATCGCCTTTCTAAGGAATCTATGGATGATGTTTGTCTCATCAAGTTTGGTTGTTGCAACAGTTGTTACGTCCAGCATGTTGAGGGAAGGGAAGAAAGATGGATAAACGGATGGAGACCAGAACCAAATGAAACTAAGTAAACAAATTCTCAAGGAAGCAATCAGAGACGCCATGGACGAGGCTGTGAGTGCCCAGGAACTTACAAAGTCTGCCAAGTCCAAAGAGGCCCAAAAGGAAATGGGCGCCCTCACCCCGCGCGAGCGTAATATTTTGCAAACCCTCCAGCAAGTACAAAAAGCCATGTCAGGCAAGGGTGAGCAAGCTACCCCCAAGGTTACCAGACTGGTGCAGCTGATGGTAGACGAACTACAAAAAGGAGCAGAATAATGGCCAAGAAAAAAGAACCAGTTTCAGTTTTAGATATTGTTCGTGGCTTGGCCCAGGCCGCCGCGAATGCTTATGACGGGGCGCTAACAGAAGATGGAGACGCGCTCAAGGCCGGCCTCCAAAGAGAAGAAGGAAACCCGCTGCTTGATAAGAGGGTTTTAGATGGCTTTGGTGTATCTTTTTATGGGCCCATGATGTGTATTAAATATCATTCCGAAGTCCAACTAAAAGAAGTATACGCTAACGGATTTGAGGGCGACATGGATCAAAGAATAGCAGACATTTCTTCGTTTCTTAAGAAAGAGTATCGTAAAGTTACCGGCAAATCTGTAAGCCTAACGAAAGAAGGCGAGATAGACATACATGTAGAGAGCACATCGAGAGTCCGCTCATGGGTCACAGCAAAACAGCATTATAAAATTGGTGGTATGGAAGACGTTGTAGTGGTTGGAGAAGCTTCCGAGGACAGACTTGAGGCCGGCTGGCGCAGCTTTCTCGATCAGGGCGGTCTAGGTAAGCGACCCAAAAACGATACAAGACCAAAGCCAAAAAATGATTAATGAGCTTTCAACTAGACAAGAAAGAAAGAGTAAAAGAGATTCTTAAGTGTGGAAAAGATCCCTCTTACTTCCTTAATAACTACGCAAGAATATCGCACCCATTACATGGACTTATTCTTTTTAACACTTTCGACTTCCAAGATGACCTCTTGGAAAATTTTAATGATTATCGTTTTAATGTTATTCTAAAAGCGCGCCAGCTTGGAATCTCAACGATCACCGCAGGTTATATCGTATGGATGATGTTGTTTCATCGAGACAAGGCTATTCTCGTTATGGCTACCAAATTTGCGACAGCTGGAAACTTAGTTAAAAAAGTCAAGAGCATCATGCGCAATGTTCCAGATTGGCTGAAGATTGCAAAGATTAGTGTCGACAACCGCACATCTTTTGAGCTTTCTAATGGTTCTTCGATTAAGGCCGCCTCGACTTCTGGCGATGCTGGTCGTTCAGAGGCATTGTCCCTTCTTGTTCTTGACGAGGCTGCCCATATCGAAAACCTTGAAGAGCTGTGGACTGGTCTATATCCTACGCTTTCTACTGGTGGTCGCTGCATTGCCCTATCAACGCCGAACGGTGTTGGTAACTGGTTTCATAAAACGTGCACGGACTCCGAAGCCGGCACGAACAACTTTAATCTTACAGTGTTGCGGTGGGATGTTCACCCCGAAAGAGATAAAGACTGGTACAAGAAAGAAACAAAAAACATGTCCAAGAGACAGATTGCACAAGAACTCGAATGTAACTTTAACACTTCAGGTGAGACAGTCATCGATCCAGAATGTATGGAATACTTATTATCCACAATTTGCGAACCAAAGCATAGAACCGGCTTCGATCGCAATTTTTGGATATGGGAAGAATTTGATCCTACCTGCAATTATTTAATGGTTGCCGATGTTTCTCGCGGCGACGGTGCAGATTTTTCTACATTTCATATCGTTAAACTTGAAACGCTAGAAATTGTGGGAGAGTATCAAGGCAAGCCAACAATTGATATGTTTGCGAATATGCTAAACAGCGTTGGGAGAGAATTTGGTGGCTGTATGCTTGTGGTCGAGAATAACAATATTGGATATTCTGTATTGGATAAACTTATAAATGATTTTCGATATCCAAATGTTTATCATTCGATTAAGTCAACACACGAATATATTGAACAACATCAGGCTGAGATAAGAAATTCGGCAGTTCCAGGGTTTACCACTTCGATGAAGACGCGCCCTCTCATAATAGCCAAATTAGAGGAGTTTATCAGAAACAAACTAATTACGATATATTCTTCTCGCACAACTAATGAGATGAAAACTTTTATTTGGAGGAATGGCAAGCCGCAAGCAATGAAAGGCTACAATGATGATTTAATTATGGCGCTCGCAATTGCATGCTGGGTAAGAGACACAGCATTGCAGGCAAATGCAAGAGATTTAAATTATCAAAAGGCTTTTGTTAATGCGGTTTATACTACAAGAACCACCATGAATACTCAAATCAAAGGTCAACAAGGCTACAAAAGAAATGAAGTTTTTGATAAAATGACTGAAGCAGAGAAAATGTACACACAATATAAGTGGATCATAAAGTGAGGAATAGATGGCACCAATAAACCCAAAACAAGGAAAAAACCCTGCAAATAGATCATCAATGCTTTTTAAATCATTGACAAGATTGTTTTCGGGCCCAATTGTAAATTATAGATCTCAATCGGGTCGAAGAATTAGAAGACAGCATTTAGATAAATTCTCCTCAAGATTTAAATCTGCATCGGGACAACAGTTTAAAAAATCTTTATATAATCCCCTGGATCAAATTTCAACTAATGCAATCGCGAATCAACGTAGGGCTGAGCGTTATGTGGATTTTGATCAAATGGAATATATGCCAGAGATTGCATCTACGATGGACATTTATGCCGATGAAATGACGACCTATTCATCTCTTCGACCGATGTTAAACATTAAATGTCCTAATGAGGAGATTAGGGCGGTCCTTGATGTTCTTTATGAAAATATTTTAAATGTTCAATACAACTTATTTGGTTGGGCTCGCACGATGTGTAAGTATGGAGACTTCTTTTTATATTTAGATATAGATGAAAAGTTTGGTATTAAATCAGTAATTGTGCTGCCCCCTACGGAAGTTGAAAGATTAGAGGGATTAGATACAACTAATCCAAACTATGTCCAGTATCAATGGAACTCCGCTGGAATGACATTTGAAAATTGGCAAATTTCTCATTTTAGAATTTTAGGTCACGATAAGTATGCCCCCTATGGCACATCTATTCTTGAGCCTGCACGCCGCATCTGGCGCCAGCTAACGCTTATGGAAGACGCAATGATGGCATACCGTGTCATTCGTTCTTCTGAGAGAAGATTATTTAAAATTGACGTTG